AAGTATTATAAATTTTTGGCACATTAATTGGAGTTTTTTTAAAATATTTTGCTACTAGGTTTACATATTGTTGTTCAGGATTATCTATACCGAATCCAGCAGTGGTGCTGCTACCAAAAAATATCATGCTCTGTTCAGTTACTTCTGGTAATAATATTTTCCAATTATATGGATCAAATTTAATTAAATCAAAGTTTTTTACATTTTTATATTTTAAATTGTAGTCTTTTAACCAATCTAAAAAATCATAATATGAAGCGTTGTCAAAAAATTCATTTTTACTTGACTCTGCCCAATAAACCTCATCGGCATTTTTTAATATTACCTCAAGTGCAGAGGATTCTATTATATCCTGTATAGAAGTATGCCCAATTTCATACCCGTGATCAATTGTAGTCACTAGCATACTTTTTGGTAAACCGAGTTTTTTGTGATATTCTGCGGTGGGTTTATGATTGCTGCCAACAATGATTACAGACATCTCACCAACCTGCTTTCTGTAATATATCTCGAGCATACTCTTGATCTGCTGGGTAATCTTTAAACTTACGCATCCAAAAGTCTGCATCAATGTAAGGCCATATCATGGCTACCTGCGTAGCATCCAACTCAGCTAAAAACTTCTGTCCTGATTTACTGTTATAAATTATCCATGGACTGATACGGCCTGCGATTACAGCATAGACCATGGCATTAGTATTTCCGTATCGTAAGCAATCCTCTGCTGGATGTCCTGACTTTTCTGCCCAATCAATGCCAAACTCCATCGCACGAGCTAGTGCGTCGTTGACATTTTCTACCCGCAAATAGTCTGTTAAATATTCTGTATATACTGTGTCCTTGGCCCAATGGTCAATTTTTTTATTTTGTTTTAATACCCACTCAACAAAACGAGCAGGATTGACAGCACGAATATCTACACAATATCGACCAAATTTAACAAATGCCTTGTAGTAGGGGCTGTCGGCAAAATCATCAAAAGTTTTTAACTTAGCACTTCCTTGTGTAAGCTCATAAAACTTAATATAAGCGTGAAATCCTAAACGCACACCTGCTTCATCTTTTTCCATGCGACGACGACGAGGTTCGCATGAATGCACCGCAAGACTGGACTCTTTAATAAAGGCTTTCTTACAATACTGGCAAGTGTAAGGCATTTTGTTTAATATACTCAACTAAAAATTTATTTAACGGACCGTGTTCTCCGGGTAGCGGATGTTGAATCTCGGGTGCAAGATTATGATCTTCTGGATCAAATTTAATTCCTTGTGTAGCTTGCCAGGGTATTGCTGCCCAATTTAATCCGTTTATTATATTAACACATTTGATTAATTTTTCAAATCTTGTATTGTCTAAAAAATTATCATAAACATCCGATGGATTTCGAAAAACTATTACCTGATGTCCTCTATAAATCAAACTGTCAATCATACTTAACAATTGATACATTAGTTGTTCTAAATAATCATCAATGGAATATAATTCGGATTTTAATTTAAGTTCAATAAATCTGTCAAAATCATTTTTTGTCCAACGATTGTTATAACGGCAATCTGGATTAAATTCATTTTGTATGCTCATCCATTTGCCTTCAAAAAAATGTTCTGTTTCGGCTATAGGAAGTTCTGCTCGACTCAAGAATGTTAGTCCTACAATATATAAAGTTTTTTCTTTAGATTGATATGAATCTTTTAAAGTGGTCCGAATAATCCGACTATTGCAAGACCCTGCAAGAGCCAATAATGTTGCATTGTTAATATTTAATTGTTTGGCTAATTCTATATGTCCGTTTCCGCAGGCATATGAAAGCATATAGCTACATCCATTGACTACTAATCTTGTCATTTTTTTGTTTCCTGGCCACTTTCTTTTAAATATGCATCTATATCTTTTTTAGTGTTGATTTTAGCCATCAACTCTAGTTCGTCATCATTATAATATGGATACAATTCTGCTAGTTGCTTTTTAATACTACCAACACCAGATTCTTTTTTCTTAGGAGCGATCCATTGGTGTCGTTGAATCCCAAGCCCGGGACTTACACTAGTAGAGCAAAGCCATTGTAGTTGAGGATGTTTGTTAATTGCAAAAAAATGTTTATTCAATCGTTCATTACAACTGATTAAATAAAATTCTTGAAGATCTCTACTACCTTGCACTGTAGATCCATAACGAATCATCAAATAATTGCTAAACTTTTTTTGTTCATTTTTGGTAAGAGAATTATAAAAATCACGATTCTTTTTATCAAATTGGGCCATTTCGTTAGAAATGCTAAGTTTATCCATTACCAAGCCTTATTGTAATCAACGATTTCGCAGTTGCGACTAATATCTTTAACAAAATACACACATTCGGGTTTGTCACTATCGTCCACTGGTACACATAGCATTTGACCATTTTTTAATTTAGGAGCATACCAAGTGACCTCTTGATAAACATCGACGATTTCAATGTCAAGGAAACTTGGACGAAAACTGCTAAGTGGATTAAATTGAAATGCTTTAAACCCTCGATCATTTATGGCCGTAAGTGGTAGAACTTCTAGGTCACCAAGGTCTGGTTCACCAATTAAGATTTGCCAATCCACGGGCATACGAACAATGTTTGAACCAATACGCAGGACCAAGGCAGGTGCTGTAAAACTTTCTAAAAAAATCAACGGAATATAATGATAATCCGGATCCTTGGAATCGCTATTATCAAATATAGCAAAACGCATGTCATCTACTTCTTCAGGTAAATGATCTAAATCATACGGAGCATTGTTAAGTGTTAATATTCTCATAAGTTTATTATAACATAATTCTTACTGTATGCAACCTTTATTTCCACTCTAATTTTTCTTGAGTAAATGGATAGTTTGCTTCGCGATAAAAAGTTTTTCGTTTGGTTAGGTGTCGTTTGGCAAACTTACAGGTGCTGGTCACATCCCATATCTGCACATGGTCTTTGTCTTCGGCTTTTCTTATGCCACGCCCAATACTTTGAATAACCCGGACAAAACTTTTTCCAGGCTCCACCAAAACAAGGTTGAAAATACGAGGAATGTTAATACCCACAGCAGCCACTCCATAGGTTGCAACAATGATTTTGCCCGTTGCTTCAGCCACTTCATCATACTCATCTTGTCTCGCCTTTGCTTTTGTTGCACCACTAACCATAACTGCATTATCGCCCAAGCGTTCTATAATGCCTTGACCAGCGGCAATGCGATCAACTAATACCAGTGTATTTCCTGTTAAATTAACCTGCTTGATTAGGTTAGCAATAGTGTCTAGCCTATCTGGTTCCTCCAATAAAAACTTTAATTCGCTTTGATAGTTAGTAAACTCTGCGTGGTCGACTAACTGTACAATATTCACATGGCATTGTGCCAACACTCCTTGACTTTGTAGTTCACTAGCACTAAGTCGACCAATTACAGGGCCAAGACTACACTTCAAGGCTTGCGACTCAAATGGGTCTTTAGGTATAGTTCCTGTAAGTCCCCAGCGCATTGGTACCCGACTCATTACACCTGTGAGCAAGGTCTTTAATGCATCAGCTTTGGCCATATGGACTTCGTCAACAATAACGCATACTACATCTTCAAGGAACTCGCCAATTGTGCAATCACCTACACCTGCTTTAGTATTTTTAAGCAACACATTTAAACTTTGCCATGTGCAGATAGTATGCTGTCGTCCCCACTCTTTACGATCGCCAAAATACACACCAACATCTTGTTCCATATTGATGTAATCTTTTTCTGTTTGTGTTACTAGGCTCTTGTTAGGAACGATAACAATAGTTCTGCCATAGGGTGCTACCGCATTACTGAGTGCGGCTGTAATAACAGTCTTTCCTGCACCGGTGGCAATCTCCTGGATACATTGTGGATTTTCAAGGAAGTTATTGATAATCTCAACTTGATAGTCACGCAACTCCATGGGTTGCCCTTCCATCAGATGACCTTTGGGCCATAACACATGACTAAATGTTTGCTCTGTTACTTTCTCAAAAGTAAAATTAACAGAGTAGTCTCGCTGGTCGTTTAGTTCAATATCATAATTGAACTTTTCTAAAATAGGAATAATCTCTGGTAGCAAGTTTACATAAGTACTACCACCTAATTGAAAGTACGATACTTTGCCATCCCATCGACCGAGACGAACTGCCGGTAAATAGCGAGCACCCGGAACATCATATTTAAAAGCATTAACCAATGCACGACGAGCATCCAGCTCTAAGCCTTCAATTTTAATGTTTACTTCATCTCGAATTATGATTGTAGCTGTACGCATACTAATAGTATAACATAATTACCTAACAAAGGTCAAATATTATAACATCTGTAATACAATTATGTCTTGAAGTTGCTTCCACGGGCCGAGTAATTTAGTTACCGATTCAGGCGTTATTTTTCTATGTTTACAAAGTTGAACTAATTTGAATATGAATTGGTCTCGTTCTTGCGTAGTGAACGGAAGATTAGGTATTGTATTTTTTGCATAGTTTAGTATTGTGACCAATTGTTTTTGATCTAATTTAAAATTTTTATAATTAGACAAGATAAATTCAGATGCTTGTTGCTTTTCTTCGGCGGTAATTGCTCCCCATCCCAAATCTCCACCGATTAGTTGCCAATGTGTTTCTAATTCATTTTCATTAGCAAAATTGCTCCAATCTAATAGATTAAAAATATTCAATGGTTGAACCACCATAACTAGTTCCAAATGAGCATTTGGCAATTGTTTTTTATAATTTAAAATATTTGTTTTAACTTTGTTCCATTTTGCTGGATATCTAATAAATTCATAATAATCAGTTGTCCCGTCTATGCTAAAACGAAGGCTTAAATTTTTAAATTCTTTTAAAATAGATAGGTGTTTGTCATTGCAAATAGTGCCATTGGTTATAAACTCAACATTAGGAATTTTTGCTTCTTTAACTGCTTCTAGTATCCGTAAACAATGCTTAGAATAAAAAAATTCTCCGCCGGCAATGTGAATATATTTTAAATTTGATAATTTTTTTATTGAGTCTAAAACTAACTCGGTTTCATCAAAATTATGAATTTCAGTAATCCACCCTAATTTTTTTTGTTCTGCAGAAACAGAACTACTATATTTTGGAAAACACATTATACAAGTTAAATTACAAGTATTAGACGGAAAAATATCTAACTCCTGTATATCAGTCTGTTGTAAAATTATATTTTGAAAAAACTTATTTTTAAGTTGCCGTACACTCAGTTGATTATTTAATTCAATAGTTTGACAGGCATTACATCCTGGCGGTAATTCATCTTTTGTAAGTAAGTGTTGCTGAAGATTTTTTAAAAATTTAGAATTTAAATAATCATTAATATTTGCAAAAGTTGGTAAATTTTTATCTTTATACAGACAACAAGGCCTAACTCCCACTGAATTTAAATTTTTATTATCTTCAAGTCTAGCAGATATAAATGGCAAAACACAATATTTTTTCATGATTTATATATAATTAATTTCATTTCAGTTGATGTTGCAGGGAAAACCTCTAGTCCATTGCATTGAATTTCGTAACCATTTTGTCTAAGTAAATGTTGTACATATGCTTGATCAAATATAGTTTTACACGGAGTAGGTAATGTTAAATTAGAATGAATAATACTATCTACCCAGTGTTCGCAGTTAATCTGCGAATTATAAAATTGTTGAGATTTTAAAAAAGCACCATGATTTTTTACTATACTACTTTCTATAACATTTATTTTTAAATCTAAAGCCTGACAGATATTGTGCAATAAATTTAAAAAATTTAAAAAAATATCCTGAGTATTAATTTTTATAGCACAAGGAATATTTTTATAAGCATCAATTGAATACCCGTTGTTAAGACAATCGACCATCCACAAAGACATAAATTCTCTCTGAATCCAAGTCGGGGGATCTCTGTTGATTGCAACATCCCAATTCCACCCTGTAAATAACTTTTTATTAATTTCGTTAATCGGTAACTGTGATAATATAAATTTTTCTACAAATCCGTTATAATTTTTAAAAAATTGATTATTATAGTAATCCAATTTATATTTTTCGCAAGGTAAAATAACAACTAATTGATCTTGATTTGTTAATTCAAATGGGCATATATAATTGTAAGAAGACAAGTGCCCAGATTGAAATTTAGCTTGTATGTTACTATTAAATCGTACAAGGTGACTGCTACCTGAATTATCAAATAAAAAGTCGGTGTAGTCTTCGACTCTTAAATCGGTATAATTATATAAAGATCGAATGAGATAATTTCCATAACACCCAGGCGGATAAAGAATTTCAATCATTTTGTATTATATCATATTTAGCTATGACCAGTTAAAAAAACAGGTATCTTTGAAAGATACCTGTCGAAAGTGGGTAGTTTGCACTACCCAGGAGCTACCGTTTACTTAACCGTTTCCGACTCTACCGAAGAATTTTTTAATCTATCAACTTTGTCCCATTCGTCTTTGGTCATTGTAACTTCTTCCCAAACACCAACCCAAAGTTGAAGTATTCTTGTTTCTAGTTCCATATCATTCTGCCATTAAAATAAAGAGAGCTAAAAATAAAGCAATAACTGGATAGCCCCAAACAATTAGTATGATTACGGCTATCCAGGACATATTAGCTATTCTTCATACAAGTTGTAGCAGCTAATGCTCTCCAATTTGTATCGCTAACACGGGTTAAGTCTGCAATCTTTAGTGCCATACGCAAGCTCATCTCGCGTAAACGGGTTTGATTCTGTTCCATAAAGTCAATAACCATGTCACCTTGTTCTTGTGTAAAGTCGTAGTCTGCGAACAACTCGCCCTTACGATAAATCTGCTTAATACGCAAGAAACGATCACGCATGGTGTTAAGTGTTAAGTCCAGGAAGTGACAACGACTTTGTAAGGCTTCCAAATGGTCCTGCAGCTTCTTACTTTTAAGGTTGCTGAACTGTAAGTTTGTGATAAAGATACAAGCACCCTTGAAGTCAAACATGTCTGGAACGCCTTCACGACGCAACATAGCACTATCACTATTCCAGTAGATACGACGCTTCTTGCCAGAGTCCAGGGCGGCCTTAAGAATGTTCAAGCTCAAGTCATCTTGGAATACTGAGTCACAGTCATCAAACACTAGGACATTGTTTTTGTCTGAATGTTTGTATAAAGTGCAATACAACCCAATTGGAGTCATGGCACCTTTGATCACTTCATACTTGATCTTACGACCCGATAACTTGTCAAACAGGCCACTATGCTCTAACTGTTTCTCTACACCGTAACTCTTACCTACACCAGGAGGGCCAACTACAATCATTGCACGGACATCACCTGCAATAGTAGCTTTGGTCATTTGATCAAGAATATCAAAGCGACCACCAATTCGCTCCATTACTTCTTCGTCAGTCTCGATTGATGCTTTGGTTGCGATAGGTGCCACAAATTCACC